TTGCAGACACCACCTCGCGAGCGCTACCATTCCCCCATGAACCTCCCCTGCTCGCCCAACGACGCCCCGGTCGGCATCTTCGACTCCGGCGTGGGCGGTTTTTCGGTGCTGCGCCACATCCACGCCCAGCTTCCCCACGAACACCTGCTGTATTTCGCCGACGCCGGCTTCGCGCCCTACGGCGACAAGCCCGAGCACGTCCTCGCCGAACGCGTGCTGACGGTCGCCGGTTTCCTGGTCGAACGCGGTGCGAAGGCGCTCGTGGTCGCCTGCAACACGGCAACCGTAGCGGCCGTCGCGCGCCTGCGCGAGCGCTACCCCGCACTGCCGATCGTCGGCGTCGAGCCCGGCCTCAAGCCGGCGGCTGCATTGAGCCGCAATGGCAAGATCGGCGTGCTGGCGACCGAGGGCACGCTGTCCGGCGAAAAATTCCTGCTGCTGCGCGACCAGATCTGCGCGGCCACCGACGCCGAATTCCTGCTGCAGCCCTGCCCCGGCCTGGCCGACCAGATCGAACTCGGCGAGCCGGATACCGAGGCGACGACGGCCATGCTGGAGCGGTACATCCTGCCGCTGCTGGCGCAGGGCGCCGACACGTTGGTGCTCGGCTGCACGCACTACCCGCTGGTGCAGGCGTCGATCGAACAGGTGATCGCGCGTGCCACCGACCGCGAGGTGACTCTGGTCGACACCGGCGAGGCGGTCGCGCGCCAGCTCGGGCGCCTGCTCAACGCCGCGGGCAAGGCGCGGACGTCTAGCGACCCGGCACGGCTGGAAGGCTACACGTCGGCCAGCGCGACGGCGCTCTCGGCGGCGTTCAACGGCCTGCTCGGCCTCGATCCGCCGGTGCACGAGGCGGCGTTTGCCGACCCGGCGGGTACCGCAAGCTGAGCCGCACATTTAAATTTGCCTGACTCGCCACTTCTTTGTATAATCTCGAGCTGTTCCGGCGACGTCGGAACGCAAAGCAAGACCAGTGGTGGCTGTAGCTCAGTTGGTAGAGTCCAGGATTGTGATTCCTGTTGTCGTGGGTTCGAGTCCCATCAGCCACCCCAAGAATTAGTAGTGAAAACAAAGGGTTACGATTTCTGAATCGTAACCCTTTCGTTTTTTCGGAAGATGATTTCATTTTTTCGGAAGATCATTCCGCGTTGAGCCCGGCAGTCGGGGGTAGATTTAAGCGGCCTCGACCTGCTGCGCGGGCGTGTAGTGCGAGCTACCGCCCAGGCGCACGCCAGCCCACATCAGCCAGCGGTACGCCTTCGGCACGCCGACAACTTCCATCGCCTCGCGGAACACGGCATCGGCCACTTCGCGCGGCACTTGCCCGGTGCTGTACAGGTAGTCGTGCAGCACGGCCGGCTTGTTGGCCCGGCCGCCGCACAGCCAGTAGACGACGGGAAGGCGCGGCACGCTCGCCAGGTTGGTGCGGAACCCCACCGGCACGAGGAACAGAGCCAGGTCCGCGATCCCGCGTGCCACGACGGACTGGTAGGACAGCGGCGCCCCCCACGATCCACTGGCCATCATCGACGTTGTCGTCGGCCTCGCGCAGGTCGAGCTCCGTCAGGAATGCGGGGCCCTTCATTTGCCCGGTCCTGCCGCTGGTGCTACATAAGGCGGGGTCGGCGTCGGCTGCGTCAGCTCGACGCGCACCTGGCCGTCCTTGGCCTGCACGATGCCGACGTTCGGAATGGGGCAGGCGGTCAGGGCCGCATTCACCGCGTACGGGTTGCCGGTGGCATTGCGCGCCAGTGAGCCCAGCGGAAGCGCGCACGCCGCGTCGGCCCAGGTGATGAATCGCATGTCATCGGCGCTCTTGATGTTTTGTTTCGCTCCGCTGTAGCCTGCCTCGGCTGAATTCAGCGCGGCCCCGGTGTACGCGTTCAGCGCGCCGCAGCCGGACAGCAGCAGCGCGCCGACGATGAGGACGAACAGCATGGGCAGCAGGGTGAAGCCCCCTTCCTTGCCAGCGGGCGGCGCGGACGGCGCCGTGCTCAGGTGGGTGACACCCAGGCCGAGCAGCGATGCATAAAGCAGGTCGACCAGGCGCTCGGCATGCGGTACCTGCAGCACGGTGAGTGCTACCAGCGTGGCGAACAGCACAAGGCCGACGAGCAGCTTGATGTTGGTATTTTTCACTTCGTAGCTCCTTCAGGTTGGGGTTGGGCTGCGGATTTCGCGATGAACTTGTCGTAGGCGGCGATCCAGTTACTCGCGACAGCGGCCTGCGCGTCGGCCAGCGTGATCGTGCCAGCGCAGACCGCGCGATGTAGGAAGTTCTCGAGCTGGTCCTTGGCGTGCGCGCCGAACTTGCCATCCCACGGCTGCGGCCAGAGGTTGCGCGGATCGGTCGGGTGGCCGCCTATCTCCAGGCTGACCAGGTGATCCTCTTCGAACGTGCGCAGCTCTTGAGGGCTGGCGTAGGCGCCTGAAGCCAGTTGCGCGGCCTTCAGCCTATTCGTGTAGCTGGCCGGCGGCCGGATCGTCTTCGTCCAGCCAGGCACGCAGATCGTCGTGTGGATGTTCGCCTGCGTGACCAACGCATTGACCGCACCGGGCGTGGTGGCGGCATCGGGCAGTTCCCACCCAAACGCGGGCGCAGCAAGGAGGAAAAGCAGGGTGCTGAGAGTCTTCATGCTGCCGCCTGCACGGCGTCGAAGCGCCCCAGGTTGCGGCCGCGGATCACAGAGATGATCTTGTCCGCGTACTGCGGATCGGTGGCATAGCCGGCGGCCTGAACGGCATGTGCCCAGCCTTCCCCGGTCGTGCAGTCGAAGCACGCGCCGTAACGCGGGTTCTTTCTGAAGAAGCTGGCCCGGTCGAGCATGCAGGCCAGCCAATCGGGATAGGACCGCCACTTCGCGGGTACCGTGATGCGTTTTCCGTTGATGACTTCGGCCGTATCCATGTCGATAGTCGGCCCGGTCCAAGCCCGGTCAGCTTTGACGCCGAACAGGTTACAGCCCCGTTTGGCGAGCTGGGATGCGCCCCACGCGGATTCGAGCGCCGCTTGCGCCAGCGTGAACGAGGCCGGGATACCGGTCTGGCGCTGGCAGGCGATAGCAGCTGGCAGCAGTTGGTCGAGGAATTGGTCAGGCTTCATCGGGCGTTTTCTCCGGGGCGGGCGTTGGCACCTGGAGCTTGGCGGCAGCCAAGCGCTCCAGCATGAACAGGAATTTGGAACCCATGTGCGAGGTGATGCCCACGAGCGCGTATTTGAGCGGCTCGGGGTACGCCAGCCACGCGCACAGGTTGGCGGTGATGATGCCGGTCAGCGCGGCGGCGGTCATTTCGCCCAGCAGCTCGGTGATGTTCCACGCCCGGAGGTGACCGGCGCGCATCTTGCGAAGGAACGAGGCGAACCCGCCGAGGATGGACACGCCCAGCACCCACAGCCAGGCGAACAGCGGCGCCCAATCGGCAGGCACAGGGGGTGCGGTAGGTGGTTTCTCGAACATGTCAGGCCCCCAGGCGCGAACGGAGATGCGCACATTCCAGCGCGAGCGCCTCCTCGTACCGGACGCCGTAGCGGTTGCCGGCGGCCAGGACGAGTCGCTGTTCGCCGGTGTCGTATGTCTCGACTTTCGGGGTTCCGTCATCGTTAAGCACCGGGCTCCCTTCCGCGTCCAGTACGGGGCGCTCGGCCATGACGGGCTCGTACTGGACCGGCCATTCGTCATAGCACAGCAGGCCGTAGGCAAAGGCGTCGAGCCCTTCTGATTCGAAGGCAGTCTTGATGCGCTGGGCCATGGCGCCGATGTGCCAGCGGGCGTCTGCGCCTTTGGCTTGCACGGCGTCGGTGAACTTGAATTGCAGCCATTCCACCTTCGCCCACGCGCGCAGGAGGGCCGGATCGATCGGGCCGATCTGTTCCTTCTCGCGCTCGTCGGACGTGTTGATCGTGGCCGTTCCCGCATACACCTGAGCCCATCGGAAGGCGGGGATGCCATTGTTTTGCGCATTGTCCACGCCTGAGTACAGGTGCCCGCTGTTGTCCAACGTTAGCCGAGTCGTAACGGCAGTCCCGGTGTTCGTGGGGTTCGTAGAGAATCGGATGGAACCGTTGGGGGCGTCAATAACTCCTCTTCGTACTGACTCGGTGCCGAAGCTGAGCGTCGGCGTGCCGGTTCCGTTGGCGATGATCTGCCACACTGCGCTGCCGTTCAGCGCCGTTTGCTGGACCGATCCGTAGTAGTAAGCCGCGTTGTACACATGCGGGTTCAGTGCGCTCCCGCCGAAGGCAAAGCCCAGCGCCGTCGCGGTGAGCGACAGCCCGTCCACCGACAGCGCGGCCGGAAGTCCGTTGGCCAGCGTACCGCCCACGATGATGTTGTCCGAGACGATGTTGCTGGCGCTATCGGCCGTGTGCAACGACGTGCCGGCCGTGACAGTCTGTGCCGCGCCCTTGACGAAGGTGTTTTCCCTGATCGTGACGTGGTCGCTGGTTGTCGTGACGCCCGTGCCGTAGAAAAAGAGCGCACGGGCTGCGGCGCCCGCCTGCGGGTTGTCAAAGGTATTTTTCCGGATCGTCAGGCGGCTAATGGAAGCAAAGCGGAGAAAACCGCCGCCGTCGCCCCCGTTGCGGAAGGTATTTTCCTCGATCAGTACGTCCCGGAGGTTCACGTTTGTGACGGTGGCGTCCCCGAAGTAGTTCGCCCCACCGTTGAGGATCGTGTTCTTGCGAATCGCCACGCCGCGCAGGCAGTTCAGGTTCAACGGATTGGCAATGCCGGTCGCTTCGATGTCGTTGCCCTCGATGAGGATACCCATCGGGTCAAGGGTGTCGCTGATCGTTTCGGCCGGGGCGCTGACACGGATGGCGTTGCCAGTAGTGTTGTCCAGCAGCCAGTTGTCCTTGATCTTGATGTCGCGCAGCTTGTTGGTCAGCGCGGCCTTCCACACGTTCACCGAGATCACCGAGTTCCCGCCGCATTCCGAGAACACGTTGTTTTGGATGAGGATGTTGCGCACGATTGCATTGCCGTCGTTCGGCTCAATGTCGATTGCCCCCGGCATACCCGGCTTCGTGCAGCGCCGGAAGGCGTTGTTGGCGATGGTGATCTGCTCGCCGTTGACGATGCTGACGCCCTGGCGGTTTTGGTTGTTCACGCCGTCGAACACGTTTTTGCGAATCTTGATGTTCTGGCAGGGACCCGTTATCTGGCTGCCCAGGTAGATCGCATCACCGCGAAAACCGTAGAACTTGCAGCCCTCGACTAGCGCGTCGGCGACACCGTTCAGCGACAGCAGGCCGATCGTTTCAGCGAACGTTCCGTTCAGGTTCTCCATGCGCAGGTCGCGGATGCAGATGCTGGAGACGTTGGTGGCGCTCAGCATGTCCCCCGTCGCGGCCCAGCCCGGATCCTGCACCAGCACGCTCTCGTCGCCGTCCCCACACAGCTCGACGCCAGCAGGAATGGTGACAGGCTTCTCGATCAGGAAGCGGCCCTTCGGGACGCGCACTTTGCCCGCGCCACTGTTCAATGCCGCCTGCACTGCATCGGCGCATGGGGTCAAGGCACCCGCGACGGCGCCGAAGTTCGTGATGCTTACCCTTTCGCGCAGCACGTCCCGCAGAGATTGTAGGACTGCGCCAACGCCGGCCTGTATGAAACCGATCAGGGACGTACCGGCCAGCGGCGAGGCCAGGTCGGACCGTAGCCCTGCATCCGCACCGGTCCCAGCAGAGACGGTTGGGTTGCCGGTCGCGTCAAATGCGAGGAATTTAGCGGCTCGCGCGGATGCTGCCGGAAGTGTCGCGTTATCGACGTTATCCGAGAGCGCAAATCGAAGGCATCGACCCACTGCTTCGGCCGTTTGCTGTGCCGCTATCGTAAGTTTGTCGAGTGCCTGCTCAATGACTTTCGGATAAAACCCCCCCATATTTGGGATGCTCAGGCCTTGGGTGAGAGGTATCGCGCTGCTGATCGTCAGCAGGAACCCCACAGGGGTTGCACTCAACATCGTTACCATGCCGCCTGGGGCGTCGTCTTGGTCCGCGTTCAGCACTACCGTGTACTGCGCGTTGAGCACCAGCGTGTTCTCGATTCCCGCCGCATCGGTCTGGACGACAAGTAAATCGCCGGCCGCAAAAACCTTGAAGTTGAACGGAAAACTAGTCTGTACGCCCGTACCGCTGAACGGGCCTGCCTTGCGCGCGGTTGAGCTGATCGTCATGGCGCAGATTGTGCTGCGTCAACGATCATTCACGCGCACTCAGTGTTGCTTCATGTCCCCGTGCGATATCCCGTTGAACCAATCCTGCAGGCGCTGCGGATCCTGCTTGCCGTCGACCACGTCCCACAGGAACTGCCCGGTGCTCGACGCCTGGCCGAGCGGCAGCCCGTACACGTAGCCGGCCGCCTGCACTGCATTCTTGGCCGCCTTCGGCGACGCCGGCTCGCCGTGCGCGACTTTGGCAGCATCCTGCGCGGCGGTCACCACGGCCTTGCCCGCGCTCTCGATCGGCGTCACCGTGTAGCTGCGCCCGTTCACTGCGGCGTTCGCCAGGTCGCGGATGAACGGGATGCCCGATACCGACCCCAGCCCAACCTCCTCGGCGATGTGCAGCAGGGTCGAAGACAGCTGATGGCCGTCGTCCTGCTGCGGGCTCGGCTTGAGCATCGCGTGGATCACCTGCGGCACGATGAAATACCACCACGAGCGCGCGAGCAGGCGGCCGAAGTCCTGCGTGCCGGTGCCCTGCCTGAACGAGTCGGGCAGGTTCGCGTAGCCCTTCACGATGTCGCGCTGGCGGTTGTACATGTGGTTCCAGAAGCTGTAGAACATGGTCGCCATTGACACCGCGCCCTTGTCGCGCTGGATCGCAGCCAGGTCCTTCGTGCCGCCGCCTCCGTGAGCGTTGCGCACGGCGCGGTTCGCATACTCGATCGCCGCCTCCTCCGCCATGCCGTGGCCACCCTCGGCCTCGGGAGCCATTCCTTTCAGGTAGGCGGCATGCCAGGTAGGCATCGCCGACGCCATGTCCAGCATCGCGACACCGAAGAACGCATAGCGCTTGCCCGCGTTGACCATCTTCTGCGCCACGCTCAGGGACTTGAAGGACGACTCCGAGGCGGTGATGTCGTGGATCGCCTCGCTCACGTTGCGGTCCATCTCGTTCATGCGGTTGCGCATCTCGGGCGAGCGCTCGTACACGAAGTCGATGGCGTTCTGGATCCGGTCGATGCCGGCGAACTGGGCGACGCCCTTGGCCATCCACTTCGCGCCCACCTCGCCCACCGACGTCGACAGCGCAGACGCGCCGTGGATCATCATCGTGCTCAGGCGGTAGCCAAGGCCCATGATGGTGACGTTGGTGCGCGCCTTGCGGTAAAAGTTTTCCCAGGCGCTGTCGCCGCTGGTGTTGAACACCTTGTCGTTGGCCAGCGCCTGCAGCCAGGGGCGCAGCTGCTTGGTGTACTCCTTACCGTAGGTCTGGTCGATCTCGTCCTTGATGCGCGCATCGCTCAGGAACTTGTTAGCCTCGGTGATCGGCTCGCGCCACGCCAGGTCGTGCGTGACCTGGTCGAGGTGGCGCGAAATCACGCCCAGGCTGAGCATGACCGGACCCACGTAGCCGGTACGCTCGACCGTGTGCCCCTTGCTGGTAGTCGGTTTGGCCCACTGGTTTTCGAACAGCATGTCGGCGTTGCGAGCCTGCTTGGTCTCGACCGCGCGATCCTGGAAGGCGTCGTACACCACCGGGTAGTAGCCGCCCTGGTACTGCCCGTGGCGCGTGCGCACCTGGCGCGGCTCGACCATCTTGGGTGCGACGCCGGTCTGGCGCTTCTGCAACCCCTCGATCTCCGGGCCGTGCTTGCCGATCGCGTCCCACACGCCCTGCACGAACTCCCACTCGGGCGCGGACAGGTGCTTATCCAGCTCGCCCATCAGCTGCTGCTCGGTCCAGCCGTAGCCCTGGACCAGCTTTTTCAGGTTGCCCGCGTTGCCCGTGTTGAGCGCGGCGGCGAGCAGCTCCTCGCGGTACCACTGGGTGCCACGGCCCGGGCGCGGCAACCCCACCGACAGGCTGTCGTTGAGGCGCACGTTGGCCTCCTTCAGCTTGTCTGCCAGCGCGCGCAGGTCGGCCACCGACTCGGACCGCAGGGTGCGCTCGGCGGATTCGGCGTCAGCCATGCTCTTGAAGATCTTGGAGAATGCGCCGTGGCTGGTGTCGGTCAGGCCCGCGCGGCCGCCGGCATCGAACATCTGGAACAGCTGCTCCATCTTCAGCAGCGCGGCGTCGCCCGAGCGCAGCCTGCTCTTGAGGTCCAGGAACTTGGCGCTGATGCGGCTCAGGCCCTGGGCGTGCTGCAGGTGCGGCTTCTGGTCGAGCGGGTCGGTATGCTCGACGCCCGACAGCGACTGCCGGGCCTCCTCCACCAGCGCGTCGAGGTCGAGACGCTTGCCGTCCAGGATGACCTGCGTCTGCTGTCGGCCGATGTGGTCCAGGCTGTGGATCGCGTCGCCCAGCCCGCGCAGCTCCTCCACCGTCAGGCTGCTCCAGTGCTTCGCCTGCGACATCACCGCGTCGCTCACCGCCGGCATGATGCCGGTGCGCTCGTACTGCTGCTGCATCCAGTCCTGCAGCGAGGTATCGCTCTTCTTCGGGCGGCGCGCCGACAGCTCGTAGTTGGACAGTATCTCCTGGATGCGCTCCATGTAGTCGGCGCCCACCTGCTTGGCTACCGACGCCCGGTCGAACTTCTTGAAGTAGATGCGCAGCGCTTCCGCCTCGGCGACGGCGTCGTTGGCGGCCTTGAACAGCTGGTTGTTCAGCAGGGCCGCGCGCTGAGCCTGCATTGCGCCGGCAGGGTCGCGCGGCGCGAGCTTCAGCGCCTCGCGGTTGGCGCGCGCCTCAGCCGCCGAGTACTGGGCCGGGCGCAGGTCGCGCAGCTGCTTGGCCGCCACCGCCGCCTCGGCTGCCTCGCGCGCGGCCTGGACCAGCATCGTGGACGGCGCCGTGGGCGTCTTGCTCAGCATCTTGAGGGCGGTGGCCGTGAAGCGCGCGCGCGCTTCGTTGTGGATCGCCGCCTCGGCCGCACGCTCGATGCTGGCCGGGTCGACCAGCTCGCCGTGCTGCTCGAGCATGCGCTGGTCGGTCAGGCGCTCGATCTGCTCGGTCATGTTGCCGGCATCCGCGATCGCCTTGCGCATCGCCTTACCGTTCTCGAAGCCGAACATTTCCGCGATCACGTCCGCCTCCAGCTCGGCGTCCGGGCGCTCCGGCTTCGGGTTCTCCGACTCCCAGTGCAGCATCTGGCGCTCGACCTCGTTGTCGATCAGGCGCTTGTTGCGGGTCATGAACTGACCCTTCTGCAGCCCCTTCTGCCCCGCCGCCGCTTCAGGCGACTGATCCCACATCACGCCCTTGACCTGCTCGCGCACCTCGGACACGCGCGCTGCGTGCTGCGCATCCCATTCCTTGCGTGCTTCCGCGTACGACGGATCGGTACCGCCCGGCCGGCGCAGGTAGGCCTGCGCCTGGCGCACCGGCTCGGCCTCGACCTCGCGCGTGACGTCGGCGCGGATCGCTTGCCGCTGATCGTCCGCCTTGGCCTGCAGCTCCTTGAGCGCGCGCGCCTTGGCGTTGCTGGCCCACTGCATGTCGCGCAGGCTACGCGCCGTCATTTCCGCGATCGCCTGCTCGGTCGCCTCCTTGCCGGACTCCTGGTACTCGGCGAACTCGCGCGGCGACGCGCCCTCGGGTGGCGCCTCGAGCGGGAAGTAGGCGCGCGCCTTTTCCGCTTGTGTGATCGCCTCCTCCGACGCCAGCATCCGGTCCATCACCTCGCGTACCTCGGGCGACAGGTCGACCTTCAAGTTGGTCAGCGAGCGGTAGATGTTGACCATCCATGCGCGGAAGCGAGAAAACATCGTCTGCAGCTCGAGCGTGGGAGCCTTACCCTCCATCAGGTAGCGCTCGAAGCCGCGCGCGAACTGCTCGTGCCCGGCCCGCTTTTCCTCGAGCGACTTACCGGACCAGTCCGCCAGGCGCTGTTCGGGCGTCTCGCCCTGCTCGCCAAACGACTTGAGCAGGGTATCGAAATCGGCCTTGATGCCCTCGGGCGCATCCTCGCGCGCCGCCATGTCGTGCATCGCCTCCAAGAAGAAGTGGCCGGACTCGTGCAGGTAGGTCGAGAGGTCTGCGTCCTTCAGCAGGCCGATGGTATGCGTGGCGGGCGCGAAGCTGCCGCGCTCGGCTTGCTGCAGCGCCTCCCCACCCGTCAGGTTGCTGGTCACCTTCAGCGGGTAGCGCTCGTACAGCTCACCCGGCGACAGGCCGGAACGCGCGGCCATCGTGCTGTAGAACTCGCGCGTCATGGCGGCATAGGCCTCGTTCACCGCCGGCTGGAACCGCCCGGCGCCTTCGAGCTCGGAAAGCACCTTGTCGTGCACCGCCTGCGCGTCGGCGTGGGTGGCGTCGTCGGCCTGCTTGTCGGCCAGTATCTTCGTCGCCAGCTGCTGCATCCCGTCCTGCTGGGACTCGATATGGGCCTGGCTCTGGGCATAGGTCATGCCGTCCGGCTCGACCTTCAGGTGGGGCAGCAGTGCCGTGTCAACCTTGCCGCCGGCGAGGTGGGTGGCATAGTCCTCCACCGGGATCCGGATGTCACCCTGGGTGTGCACGGCCTCGGGGAACTGGGCGGCCACGTCCGGCATTTGCGCGGCCAGCTGCTCGAGCGTCACGCCCGACTGGTTCAGCACCTCGGCGAACTTGTTCGCATCGACGTAGACCTCGCGCAGCTGGCCGTCGTCGGCGGCGTCGCGCACGAACTGCTTGAAGGCTTCCGGGTCGCGCTGCCGGGTCTTGCTGGCGGCGGCCAGCTCGCCGAGCCCCTGCAGGGTTGCGATGCCATCCTGGGCCGCCTGCGCCTTGACCGCGTCCGCGAAGCCACGCTGCACGTCCGGGTGATCGACAAACCAGCCGCCAGCGGTACGGCCGGCGCCCTGCATCGTGAACAGCGCGTTCAGGCCGTAGCCGAACAGCTTGTCCTCGAGCGGCCGGTCATCCAGCGGGTGGGCGCCCGAAATGGCATCCTGCACGGCGCTGACGCCAACGGCCCGCCCCAGCCATTGGGCGATCGTGTTGTCGGGCAGGAGCTTGCCGGCCGCGCCGAACGTCGCACCGGTTGCCGCGCCGCTGACGGCGCCGTGGCCGATGCGCGCAGCCGCCTCGCCAGCCGTGTGCGAATCAAGTACCGCACCGCCAGTCTCCTGCAGCGCGCTGGCAAGGCCAAGCGTGGCCGCCTGCTGCAGGACGTTCTTGCCCAGGCCCGTCAGCCACGCCTCGCCCGCTACCGGAGCAAGCGCGCCGGCGCCCGGGAGCGCGCCGACGATCGAACCGGCGACTTTGCCAGGGCCGAGAATGAAACCGCCCAGGCTGCCGGCGGCGCCAGCGGTGGAAGCCTGCCACGAGTGCGGGTTGACCGGTACGGTGGGCGAGACGACGCCGAACGTCGCCGCCTGGACGAAGCGCTCGGCCGCCATCTGCGGGACCTGCGACATGCCGCCGATCGCCTGCCGCGACGACTCCCAGGCGCGATTGTTCAGTGCATCGATCTGCGCCATCGTCGCATCGGGTGCCGGCCGTAGCGACGGATTGGCGGCGCGCGCGGCCAGGATCGCGTTGGCTTCGGCATCGCCCTGCGCCTGACGGCGCTGCGCCGCGGTTGGCTGGCCGGTGATGCCGGCCCACCAGTCGATCATCCGGTCACGCAGCGTTGGCGCTTGCTCCGGCAGCGCGACCAGAGTCTGGCCGCCGATCGGCGCCGGGGCGGCCGGGAGCGCCTTGACGGCCTGCTCGACACCGGCCAGCGGCGCCACGTCGTCGTGCGACTTGGCGGCATTGCCCGGGTCGGTCATGTACTTGGCCAGCGTGGGGTAGTCGCTGACCATCCTGTCCGCGTCCATCGACTTGAGCGCGGCCTGCTGCCGGACGGCGTCTGGCTGCGCCTGCACGGTCTCGACCGGCACGCCCACGTACTTGGCCAGGTGCTGGTATTGCGCCGCCTGGTCGGGGTTCTGGCCGACAGCGAACTGGATGTTGTTGCGGATCTGGACCGCGGCGCCCTGGGCGTCGTCGTGCATCACGGCGCCGGCGGCCGCGTCGAACGGGTTGGCCGGTTGCTGCTGCCCGGTGACCAGGTCAGACAGGCTGAGGTTGCTAACTTTATCGGGCATTCTTGGTTGTCCAGTAGGCCCGCAGGATCTGGTCGTCGGTCGGGCGCGTGTTGCCGCGCGCGGCGAAGGCGGCACGGATCGAGTTCTGCGATTCGCTCGGGATGTCGCCGACCTTCATGCCGAGCAGCGACTGCTGCGAGGTGCCGGTCGACATGCCGAGGAAGGTGTTGCGGAAGGTGACGTTCTTGGCCATGGTCTGGTCCACGTAGTCCGAGACCTCCTGCGCCGTCATCTTCCGGCCGAGCTGCTGCTGCTGGGCGAAGATGCCATCGCTGACAAACTTCTGGATGCTGCCGACGCGCGACTTCTCGCCCAGGTCCTTCGGCGCCGGGTTAATGCCGATCGCCTCGAGGCGGCTGTTGAGGGCCGTGTTCAGGGCCGGCCGGTTGATGCTGCCGATGCCCGCTTCGGCCTTCCCGCTCACATACTCCTGCCGCAGGTCGGCGATCCGCTTGCCGTCGAGCTGCGAGAAATTGGTGATCGCGAAGTGGTTGAAGGTCGCGTCGGACATCTTCGCCAGCTCCTCCGGGTGCGCCACCGCATCCAGGTAGGCCGGCATGTTCGTCGTGTTCTCGCCCTTGGCCAGCTTCTTGGAAAAGTCGATCAGGTTGTCGTACTTGTCGGGCGCGTACTGCGTCACCGCCTGGAGGATGTCAGGGGGAAGCGCCGCCAGATTGCCGTTGTTTTTCACCAGCCCTTGCTGAGCAGCCAGCATGGCGTTCTCGCCCTTGGCCTTGCGGTCATTGGTGAAGTCGGTGTACATGCGCGTGCCTTCGGCCAGCGCGGCCTGCAGCAGCTTGGGGTCGGGGTTATCGCCCAGTTTCTTGCGGATCGCATCGTGCACATCCTGCTGCGAAGGTATTTTTGCGAGCGCAGGCGCGTTGTAGGCAGTTACCGCCGCCGTCAATTTCGCCTGGTCGGCCGGAGAGAGCTTGGTCGTCCAGTCGCCGTCCTTGCCAGCGTCCTTGATCGCTACGTCAACCACATCCTCGTCGATCGCGGTGGCTCCCAGCACCTTCGCCGAATCCCCCGCGTACTTGGTCACCAGCTTATTGACGTAGGCTGCCCCGCCGCCGCCTTTCGTGTTATCGGTCACGCCAGCTGCTTCCAGTATCCGGCTTGTGGCCGATGGCTGGGCGCTGCGCTGTACATCGGTCATGGCATCCATGGCAGTACTGGTCGCGGTGCGCGCCCGCGCGTCGGCCTTAACGATCCCGTTCACCTTGAGCAGGTCGTCCGCCGTCATCTCGCCCTTCTTGGCGTTGATGTAGGTCAGCGCATAGTCGGGGTTGTTGTTCTCGAGTGCCGCTTGGATCACGCCCGCATGGATTGCGCTCGTGGTCTGCTGAATGTTCCCTGAAACGAGATTGGCAGGGGTGCCGTTGATCCGCCCAGCATTCCACACCGCCGCCTTCGCGCTCTCGACCTGCTGCGCGATCTGGTCCGGGTCGTCCCAGTTCCGCTTCGCCGCATCAGCGGCGAGCTTGATGGTGCCCTCCTGCGTCTCCAGCCCGAAGGTGCGGAATTCCTGCAGCATGTGCCGCTGCACGTCACCGCCGAACTGCGTGGCCAGCGCGGCCGCCTGCTCGCCGAACACGCGGCGCTGGGCGTCATTGCCGAGATTCGTGGCGACGTTGTTGATGGTGTCCTGCAGCTGTTCGCCGTACTGCTGCGTCAACGGGCGCCCCAGCGGGTCGGGATTGAGCGCAGCGGCGCCTTTCTTGTTCAGGTAGCCATTTTCCGGGTCGTACGTCAGCGCGAGCTGCTGCTGGCGCACCGTGTTGAGCGCAGCGTCGACGCGCACCTGGTTGGCCATCGACTGCGCGTAGACTTCCTCCTGGGTCAGCAGCGCGCCGGTGTCCTGCAGCGCCGCGCCGGCATTGCCCATCTGGCGCGCGCTGGCCTGGTTGTCGACCGGGGCCGGCTGGCGGTACGGCGCCGGGCCGCCGGATGGCAGCACCTGCGGGGTGTCGTAGGTCGGGACGGTAGGCATCAGCCGTTCCCTCCGAAGCTCGCCCACATGTTCGATGCCTTGGTCTTGATCGTGGTGCCGAAGTCCGGCGTGCCGTTGACCCTGGCCTTGGCGTCCCACGCGGCGCCAACGCGGGTTGCTCCCGTCAACAGCGAGGTGCCGGCCGCCATCCACGGACTGATGGTGCTGGCCTCCCCCTCGGCGCGGTTGGCGTCATCCAGGAAGTTCTGCTGCTGCGTGCGGTAGCCCCAGGCGGCCAGCATTGCGTTGTCGTGGATCTGCAGCGCGTCGCGCGTGCCCATGTACTTGGTGGTGGTCAGCACGTCGTTAGCGCTGCCCTCGCCCAGGTCAACGCCGTTGGCGGCCATGATCGCGCGCTGTTTGCCGAGCACCTGCCCGGTCCGAAGGTCTTGAATCCCTTCGGCGGTCTGCCCGTTGCGGACCGCGTCCGATGCCTGGTCGCCGGCGAACATCGCGTTCGTGCGCGCGACCGACGCCTGGTACTGAAGGGCCGAGCGCTGGCCCTGCGCCTGCTGGTACGCGCTCCCTGCTGACATGACTGCGCCGGCGGCGGATGCCCCAATGCCCATAGATTCGTCTCCCGTTTACGCCAAAAGTGTGCACGGAGCGCCGGCGGTCACGCGCACTCAGCCGGCGGCTGCCACGTCCATCGCGAGCGACACGATCGTCAGCGGCAGCGGGTCGGACTGGCGCACGCACACCGCCCCGTCCGCCCCCCACGATGGGGTGACCGCGACCGACACCTCGCCGGACTTCAGCGCCGGCGGCGCGCCGTAGGGCTCGGTGGTGCGTTCCTTGACCTCGACCAGCTTGTCGAACGACGGGCCAGCGAAGATGCCGCTCGAGCGGTTGACCCGCATCCAGACCTTGTTGACGTTCTTGGGCTTGCCGATCCCCGCGGCCGCGTCGAGCGCCAGCAGCGCCACCGGCAGGGTTTGCACATCGGCCTCGATGGGCAGGCCAACCTGCACGGTGCTGGCCGGGTTATCCAGCTTGATCGCGCCGCCCGTCACCACCTGGCGCGGCTGCACGGCGCCATCGGCCAGGATCGCCACGCTCTGCCCCTCAAGCCACCCAAGGCCGCTGATCGTGGTCGTGGCCGCGCCGCTGTAGGTGGCGCCGCAATCGACGAAGAAGGCGTCTGCGGGCGTGGCGAAATAGCGGGTGTGCATGCGCTCGACGAAGCGCTTCTGGGCGCCGCCGATGCTCCTGCTCACGATCACATACAGCATATCCTCGGCGGACACCTGGCCGGCGGGCGTCTCGGACACCGCGCAGACCGCCTCGAAGGCGCCGCCCACGGTGTCGTGCCGGTGCCAGGCCGCGATCTGCTGCTCGGGCACGTAGGTCATGCCGAGCAGCTGGCCGCTGGTGCTGACCGTCCACAGGATCGGGCATGGCGACTGGCAGAACGCCATGTCAGTGATGTTCTGGTAATCGAACAGGTGCGGCGCCAGAATGCTGATGTCGTTGGCCAGGTAGCCGCCCGCTTGCCAGCTGTAGGACATTTCGCGGATCCGCCCGCCGCGCGCCTGCGCGAACAGAATCGAGTTGCTCCCCACCAGCATGGGCGTGACGTTGTTGCAGCCGACGCGCGACTGCGGCTTGGGCGAGATCGAGGACGGCGTGATCACGTCGCCGCTCGGGTTCATCCGGTATTCGCAGGAGGCGGTCAGCAGCACCATGTTGGCGACCGGGACGATGTGGCGGATCGCGCTGGCCTCGCGCGCGGCGATGCGGAAGGCGATGCGGTTGTCGTCGCGGGTCGGGATCGAGTACGACAGGTTCGACTCGGTGCCGCTCCTGGTGCCCCACACGTTCTGCGGCTTGTTAAGGGTGCCGCCGAACCAGCGGCGCTGTTCGAAGTACGACACGGCGCGCGGGTAGTTGCCGACCGCGTCGTTGAACCCGATGTCGTTCATGGGCGGCGTGACCGACACGTCGGGCGTGATGTTGTCGTCCACGAACGACAGTGCGCCGCTTTGTCCGATGTAGCCATACAGGCCGTTCGCGAGCTTGTAGACGTTGTACCGGACGATGGCGCCGGTTGCGGGCGCCATCCAGGTGATCGTGTTGTAGTGGCCGGCCAGCGTCAGGTCGTTCGCGACGGGCGCAGACGAGGCGGACGCGATCGTCTCCTCGAGGTTATCCGAGTTGATGGCAGTGACCACGTACTGGCACTGCGGCGCCGGGGCCGAGCTGATCGTCGTGGCGGTCCTGGTCCGCGTCACCGGGTCGGTAGGCTCGGTGTAGGTGGTATCGGTCGCGCTCCCCGTGCTCGTGGCCGTGCTCGAAGTAGTGCCGGAAGTGGTCGTGCTGCCCGATGTCGTGCTGGACGATTCATCGGTCGTGGTGGTATTGCCGCTCGTGGTGGCGCTGGAGGTGGTAATCCTCGGGGCGGCCAACTGCGTCGTTTCGGTGGTCGTGGTCGACGCGGTTGCGGTGGACGCCACGGCCGCGACGCCAGTCGGCACGTTGGTCGGCGCCAGGAACGTGGGCGCAGTCAGCTGCCAGTTGGCCGCGCCGAGGCGGCGCAGCTCCTGCACCGGGTAGTTGGGGTGCACCAGCGTCAGTACGTCCGCCGACTGCACGTAATGGATGTCGAACAGATCCGCTTCCGCATAGGGGTTGACCACCTCGTACGGCGCACTGCCGGCCAGCAGCGTCGCGCCCTGGGTGTGGAAGCGGAAGTAGCCCGCGCCCAGCTCGATCGCCATGGTCTGGTCGACCGAATAGGTGAACGGGATCAGGCGCGTGCGCTTGGTGCTGTCCTTCACCTCGAGCACGAACTCGGTACCGGGGCGGTTGGCCGCGGGGCCGTGCGGCAGCACAATGAAGTTGCGGCAGGCGGCGAGACCGGACTGGAACTTGGCCAGGTCGATGCGGCCGAACAGCTCTGGCGTCAGCTCGCCGGATGAGAAGGAGCGTGCGAGGGTGCGCTGGTTCATCGGTTGGCGATCCACGAGGGGTTCTGCACGACTTGCTGGCGTTGCTGGTTGGCGTCCGATTCCTTGGCCTGGGCGAGCCACTTGTCAGCGCGGTCGCCCCATAGGGCCGCTGCCTTAATCCCCTCATCGCCTTTGAGCACTGGTCCGGCCAGCATCGACGCCAGCCGCATGGCCAGTCCCTGCACGAACGTCGGGGGAAACTTGGTCGAGTCGGTCACCTTGGTCGTGTAGCGCAGGACCGCGTTCTGCTGGTTCGTGTACAGCACCGTATTGCCGCTGTCATCGGTCTCGCACACGAACGGCTGCGGCGTGTATCCGCCCGGAAGATCGATGGGCAGACAGCCGTAGCCGCCAACTGCCGGCAGGCCCACGCTGTTGTCGTCGAGCGCATCAGGCGCCAGCACCGAGATGAGGTTCAATGCGGCGCCCGGGACTGCGTAGGCGTAACGCCAGGTGCTCGGAGGCGTGCTGCTCAACAGGGCCAGCGACACGCGCCGGGTTGCGAATGCCCAATGGTGCGCGTCCAGCAGCAGGTCGCGCGCAAGCGGATAGAAGCGTGCGCAATGATCGGCCTGGGCGCTGCCCTCGGGCGGATCGAGGCTGGCCACCGTGGCATCGTCGCCGAGGTGGCCGAGGGCGAGATTGCAGATGTCGACTTCGCTGGTCACTTCCGGTTCCTCTCAAAAAGAACGGGGCACGCGGCCCCGTTCGCAAAAGACACGCGGAGACAGGCGCGTCAGGACGACTTGGTCTTGCCAGCCGGTTTTGCAGCCGCGTCGGCGGCTCCAGTGTCGGCGGTGTTGGTGTTGGTGTTGGTGGCGTCGGTGGCGCCAGCTGGCGCAGCGGGCGCTGCCTCCACAGCAATCCCTTTCGGGAATGCGGTGGCCATGGCCTGCGCCACGGCGGCGGCGATCATGCCGGGGATCGATGCCACGAATTCGTCGTTGGCCTTCTTCAGCTCAGCGGCGAAGGTGGCGGCGAACTTGGCAGGATCGCCCACGCCGCTCTCGCTGAACTGCTCCTTCAGCTTGGCGACACGATCGGCGTTGGTTTTCAGGTATTCCTGGTACTTCGCACGGCCCTCGTCGCACAGCGGCTCGAGGTTTTCCGCCGGAAGGCCATCGTATTCGACGGTCTCGCCAGCTTCGTGCAGGGTATTCCCGATCAGGGACTTTTCTTTCACGAGGTACTTGGGCATTGCGTTCTCCACGGGAGGGGCTCAGGGGCCGGAGCCCCTGGCCTTGGGTTAGCTGACGGTGTAGCCGGACTTGGCGTAGATGTTCTTCGCGTCCTGCAGGTCCTTCACGATTGCGGCCGTGAACGAGCCTGCCGTGAGCGGGCCGGTACCGACGATGTACTGCAGGCCGACGTAGCGGCGCGGCGCGAGCGGTGCGGCGCGATCCAGGTGCAGCGGCACGATGGTGCCGGCCGTCAGCTTGGCGATCGGCAGCGGGCCGGTCTGCACGACGATTTCCACGTTGGTGGTCAGCGCCGCGTCGTCGGCCTGCACCCAGGCGAAGTTCACGGTCGCGGCGCCGGCCGCGGTGGCGGTCTGCAGCACGCTGATCGCCAGTTCGGTCGCGGCGCCCGGGCCGTACTCGTTCGGCTGGTTGCCGCCCAGGCCGTCCGGGTTGGTGTCGATCGAGTTGGTCGAGACCGCAGTCACGGTGACGGCCTGGCCAGTGAGGGCGCCGGACGCGGAGACGCTGCCCGAAACCATCCCGAGATTGTCGAGGATCATGGTGTTTTCCTTGGTTGACTTCAACGGGCCGCGCCTTGGAAGGCGCGGGACTCGTTTTGTTGATTAACCTTAACGCGCCGTTACTTAAACGACACGCGACTCGGTGTTCAGCAGCTGGTCCACCTTGCGCAGCGGGACGCCCAGGAAGCTCGTCAGCTGCGTCGGGGTGCCAAACTGCGTCAGGCCTTTCTCGATCGAGAGCGCGGCATTCGACTTGTTCAGCGCCGCCACGCGCAGCATCGAGTACACGGTGCGGTTGGCGTAGAAGCAGGCGCGCCCCATGCTCAGGTTCGGGATGCGGTCCAGCGCGCGGCTCATCAGGTTGATGATCGCGGTCGCCGCCGTCGCCGCCTGGGTGCCGGACTGGCCGGTCAGGTCGGAGACGTTGATGTTCGAGATCCGCACAATGTAGCGCCAGTCCTTCACGGCCATGCCGTTCTTCCACTGGTACAGCGCGCGCAGCGCCTGGTAGAAGTTGCCGTTCGCGTCCGGCACCGACTCTTCGCCCAGGTCCTGGTGCTGCAGGCCGGCCTTGGAGCCTTTCGGGAATGGGCAGAACACGGTGTTCTCGCCCCACACGACCAGCCAGATCGAGCAGTTGTTCGAGCCCGTGCCGCCGGCGTCGATGATGTTCTGGCCATTGCCGGCCGTGAGCGAGCTGTAACGGGTTTGCAGGCCGAGGAACTGGCGCGGGTCGGTGCCAGGGTTACCGTAGAACATGGCGCCGGCCTGCGTCTGGTTCATCGCCTCGAGGAAGGCCTGGTCTTCGGACAGGCGGAATTCGGCGGTGTTACCGTTCAGGTTGGCCAGCTCCACGTCGATGTGCGAGCGGGCTTCCAGGATGCCGCACGCCTCGTCAACCTGCGCCGTGACCGACTTGGAGGTCGGCACGCCCTGGTTGATCATGCGGTAGTACACCTGCGGCAGGCCGGTACGGATGGTGATGCGGTGGCCGGTCGGCAGGTTGCCTTGCACGAACACAGCGTCTTCGAGGATCTCGTTGGTTTGCGAGAGCAGCTCGGCCACCTTCGGCACCTGGCCGTTGGGGTCGAGTCGTTTGGCCCAGTCGGCCAGCGTCAGAGCGCCAGATGCGAGTACAGCCATGGTCGTTTATCCTTTTGCTTGAGTGGGGTAGAGGACGGCGGCCGCACTCTTGTCCGAGGACGACGAGGCGCCGCCCGGGACGAAGTTGGAACCGCTGATTTTCTGCCCGGCGCGGTAGAACGCCCGGATGATCTCCGGATGATTCCCCAGGCCGGTGTCGTTGAGCAGGGTGCGCAGCTCGGGCGTCCCGAAGGTGTCCAGCGCCTTCTTTGCCACCGCCAGGTTCTCGGGCAGCTTGTCGCCGCCGAACTCCTTGTCAGTCCGCGCGCTATCGGCCCACCCGGTCTTGATCGACTCGAACTGCGCAGTTTGCGCAGCAGCGAGCTGGGGAGCCATCGCGTCGACGACTTTTTGCGCCGCATCCTGCGACAGGCCCAGCTCCCGCGCCACGCCTTCGAACTTGCTGATCACTTCCGGATTGAGCTGCGTGCCCTCGGGGGGCGTGAACTCGTACTTTTCCGGAACGGTCGGCTTGTCATCCGGCTTCGGGGCTTCGCCCTCGGCCGGCTTGTCGGCGGGTTTGGGATCCGTACCACCGGCCGGCTTCTCGGCAGGCGCGGCGGCGGGCTGTGCGGCAGAAGCGTTCTGCTCGGTTGCTGCGGCTGCTGCCGGCGCCGGTTCTCCGGCAGCAGGTGCCGGGGCCGGTGCTGGAGCTGCTGCAGCGGGTTGCGCAGCGCCGGTATCTGGTGTGTTCCCGGCGATCAGCGATTCGGTGCTCATTTGTCTTTTGCCTCGTTCAGTAGTTCGGTGTAGCGCTCAGGGCAGTGCGCCGTGACCAGTGCCAGCAGCGCGTTCCCCTGGTTGCGGTTGCCTTCGTTGAACGCCATCTGCAAGGCGTTGGTGTGGAACGAAATCCGGAACACGCCTGCGCCTTCCAGAAAGCGGTGCACGATGCGGCGCCCGCGCTTGCTGCTCATCAGCCACTTGATGTCGTCGGCTTCCGTTTGTGCCGCGAGCCGGCCGCGCTGCTTCTGTTCTTCACTGCGGGCCTCCTGGGCGGCGATATCGGTCGGTTCCATGAGCGCCCAATGTAATAGCCGATGAGCAAGTCACGCGCACCTAAGCGCTGCCGCCAGTGCCGTACAGGACCGTCGCGGCAGACGGCTCGGCCTGTGCCGGCACCAGCTCCATGTCGGTGATCTGCAGGTCCATGCTCACGTCCTTGCCGTCCTGCGTCTGGCGCTGCGAGTTGCCGGTCACGTCGACCAGCGCGATGAGGCGCAGCTTGGTGCCGACATCTGGCATCGATGTCATGCCCAGCTTCTGGAGCGTCTCGTCGTTCAGGTACAACGACAGGCCGTACGGGTATTTGGGCGTGTCGTCGTCCGAGCTGGTGACCATGCAGCCAGCTTCTTCCTTTGCCTCGTCCGGCGTCAGGGCCATGTTGATCATTGCGGTTCTCCTATTGTGCGAACAAGCTCATCACGTCGCTGGCGGCATTGCCGCCGGTGGTAGGGGTAGCGCCCAGCTTCTGCGCTGTGTCGGCAGCCATGTTGGACTGCTGCTGCGCGGCAGCCTGCGCCTGCGCCTTGGCGCGTGCCTGGCGCACTTGCTGCACCTGGTCTTCCGGCACGATCAGGTCCGGCGAGACGCCCAGCATGTCGCTGTACTGGTCGGCCCATTTGTCGCTGTTGAACTTGTCCAGCACGTCCGGCTTGAATGCCGCGATCTGGCCCAGGTTGCCGACGAAGCGGTCCACGCCGTTGGTCGCGATCGCGCGCTGCGCCTGCGCCAGCACGCTGACCAGTTCGACGTGCAGCTCCATGCCCTGCAGCTCCCGCGGCGGCGGCGGCACCAGCCCGGCCTCGACCATCTGGTCGAATGTCGTGTCGATCAGCGGGTCGAGCAGCTCGTCCTGCAGGCGCTCGAGCACCGGGCCCAGCATGAGCATCTTTTCCTCGTGGCGCTCGGCCACTTCCGTCGCGGTCATGCGGCCATTCGACTCGGTGATGGCGAGGAACAGGTCGGTGAAGAAGCTGCCGCGGATCCGGTTGCGCACGTCCCCGATGTCCTCGAGCAGGTGCTGCAGGTTCAGCTGCACGTCGTAGGCCGAGCGGATACCCTGCCCGCCGGCGGCGTCGATGAACGTGATCCCGCCAGGCATGCGGTCCACATCGCGGTTCTTCATCGAGGTCGGCACCTGCAGCGGCGGGTTCACCTGGAAGTCGATGGCCTGCGCCTTGCGCAGCTGCTCGTGCTGGAGCTGCTTGATGTCGCCCAGCGCCTCCATGCCCGGGCTGTTGCCGTAGATGTCGCCGCCCTCCACGTCCCAGCGCGGGCACATTGCCGGGAATCGCTTGAAGCCAGACTCGCGCAGCAGCACGTCCGGATTACCGGCCCGCTCGAAATAGATGTCCTTCCACGCCATGTTCAGCGTGTCGATCTTGGTCACGTCACGGTCGGCGCGCGGCTCGATGCAGTGCACGATGGTGACCCACTGGTCCAGCTGGCCGCGGTCGGACAGGTTCTGCACCGATGTGCTGCACTTGTCGCGCCCGAACTCCTTGACCATCTGCCCCACCGTTACGTCGAACTCGCGGTACAGGGTGCACGCCTTGCCCTGGAAGTCGGTCGCGATACAGAACTCGCCCGTGGTCAGCGGGTGGTTGTGGATCACATGGTCGAAGTTGGGCATCAGGATGTTGGCCGCGGTGCCAAACACGCCGAGCTCCTTGTAGACCATGTGCAGCGCGCGATAGGTGTTCGAACGCTGGAAGATCGCGAGCATGGTGTTGGTGCGGTCGGCCATCCACTGCTTGACGGCCGGCGCCTTGTTCAGCTCTTCGTCGGCGGTGGCCAGCTTGAACCACGGGCGCGCGGGCGAGGTCAGGCCGCCCATCAGGCCCGCCGCCAGGACGTTCAGCGAGCGTGAGCCCGTGTTGTCATAGATCGAATTGTGGCGCCGGGTGCCCTTGTTACGGTCGGTGACGAAGTAGCGGCCCTGGCGCGGCGCGAGGTAGGCCGAGAGCTGCTGCCAATGCTCCATCCAGCTCGCCCGCTCGGTCTTGAGCTGGCCGAGCCGGTTGAACATCAACTGGCGCTGGGTGAGTTCTGCCATCAGCCGCCACCCAGCAGCGTGTTCTTGCCCAGGTTGAGCAGGGACGGATCAACGCCGGACGCGCCGGTGAGGAAAGTCTGCGCGACGCCGGGCGCGCCGCCGCCCTGCCCTGCGCCTGCCTGGCTGGCCTGAACCGCCTGAACGTTTGGCGCCTTGGATGGCTGCGGGCGGTTCGCCTGTGCCTCGGCGGCGGATTCCTTCTGCGCGTTAATCGAATCCTCCTGCGCCATGCGCTGCTGGTGCGAGCTGTACATTGTGGCGCCGGCGGCCGCGACGGCCATCACTGCGGCGGATACGCCCATGGTTAGAGCTCCTTAGAAAAGATGATTTCCTGCACCTTGCAGCCCATCCTGGGGAGGATGGCCGCCAGCGGTGTCTGTTCCTTGGCGTGCCACAGCATCAGGTGGGCGCCGCGATCGCGTGCCGCGCGCTCCGTCTCGCGAATGAGCTTCAGGCCCAGCGCGCTCTCGCGGTGCTCCTTTGCCACGAACAGCACGTCGTTGTGCGCGCACAGCAGCTCGGCGTAGTGCAGGTGCGGGCTGAGGATGTTGACCGAGTAGCCGACGATCTCCTCGTCGGCGTATGCCACCAGCGACAGCAGCGAGCCGGCCGCCTCGAGCGCCTGGTAGCGCACCACATCGGGCTTGAGCACCATCAGGTGCTTGTTGCGCGCCGATTCGTGCCAGTGCGCCTCGAGCAGCCCGGGGACGTGCTCGATCTTGTCGGCGATGGTGGTTTCAACGATGCGCATCAGGCGTAGGGGTCGTGGATTCGAGATTTGTACGGATCGTGCCAGTGATCGGTCGAGTCACGCGCACTTCGCAGCGCCGCGCGCTTGGGCGTGTCGATCAGCCCCAGACAGTAGGCGCTGGCCAGGTCGGGCGAGCGGCCGATGCGCTTGATGATGTCCTCGCGGCTCTCCACCTGGATGGTCGCGCCGGACAGCTTCCACGTCGGCGCGCACAACTCCACCAGCAGCTGGCGGTTCGGCGGCAGCGCGATGCCGGTGTTGTTCGACGGGTCGAGCGCCTCGCGCATCATCCACCACAGCTCACTGCGCTGGTTCATAAAGCGCAGGCGGCCAGACTTGTCGGTGGCCAGCGACTTCTCGGACACGTTCACGCCAAGCACCTGCTGGTTGTTCGAGTTGAGGAAGTCGTACGGGCTTGCGCCGACGCCGATCACGTCCAGGTGGATCGGCGCGTCGTCGCGCTTGGCCGCGATGGTCAGGCCTGCCACGGTCGGGCCGTCCGGGGTTTTCGTGCCCTCGTAGATCAGCGGCTCGTCGAACCACATGCCGTGACGGCGCGCGATAGTCGTGTTGTCGCGTCCGCCGCGCGCCACGTCAACGCCCATACTGTCCATCGGGTCGAGCTTGTCGGGCCGGCGCCAGCGCGCCTGCGCCGCCTCCACCCACGCGGTCGGGATCACCTGGAAGGCCGAGTCCTCGACGCCGGCCAAGAAGTCGCCGCGTAGCATCTGCGAGCGCAGCGGCTCGGGAAGTGATTGCAATGTGGTCATGTAGCCGGTGCCGTACAGGTAGGGGTTATCGGTGATGCGCGACGGGACGAAGGTGCGCGAGCGAGGCTTGATGATTTCGTCAGGCGCATGACTGGCCGGATCGAACTCGTATTCAGGCACGCCGGCCAGCACCACGAACTCGCGCGCGTCGGCCACCTCGATCTCCTTGCCCGCGACGGTCGCGAAGTAGCGCAGCTCGCCCGGCTTGGCCGGATTCGGGTGCTTGGGATCCAGCCAGGGCCCAAAGAAGTCGATGATCCAGCGGCCTTCCGAGTCGGTTGGTGGGTTGAAGCACAGGAGCGCCTGGCACACCTGCTTCGGGTCAACCGAGCGCAGCCAGCCCAGCAGGAAGCGCACCTGCTGCTCGAGGAAGTTGGCGGCCTCGTCGAACACCAGCAGGTCGTGGGGGCGGCCCTGGTATTTCTTCTCGTCGCCTGCGTATTGCGTGGCGCCGAACTCGATCTGCAGGCGCTTGCCGTCGAAGCGCGTAGTGCGCCAGATGTTCTTCTGGGAGTTATAGCCATCGGTTCCGTCGAACAGCTCCTCGAAGCGGTCCAGCACGCCCGTGAGCTGGGTGCCCTCGCGCCGCAGCACCATCACCTTCTGGTGCTGGGTGATCGCCTTGCCGCACGCCAGGTCGGTCTTGCCGCCGCCGGCCGCGCCGCCATAGCCGATCACATCGGCGGTTGACTCGTAGGCCATCGTCTGCGGGCCGGGCAGCGGGAACCAGGGACGCTTGTCGAGCGCGAGCAGTCGGTTCAGCTCGGCGCGCTCCGCGGGGGTCAGATACGGCAGCGCGGCCTCGATGTCGCTTGGCTTCACGCGGCCGCCTCCTTGCGCTTCTGTGCTTCTGCCAGCAGCGCGGCCAGCTTGGACGCGGTCTGGGTATCGGTAACGAGCGGCGCGTCATCCTCCGGCTTGTTCATCGCCTCGATCGTTTCCTTGTTCGCGCGCAGCAGGTTGATACCGATCTCGCTGGCGGCGTTGGCCATCTTGGTCAGGCCTGCGATGCGCTGCAGCGCATCGACCGACTTTTCCGGCTCGGCGTCGTCCACCTTCTCGGCCTGGCCGTTGGCGATGCCGGCGAGGCGGTGCGCGGTCAGCGCGCCGTAGTGCGCGGCGTCCGCGAGGTTCTCGGAGATCGATTTCAGCCGGTCGGCCAAAGTGCGCGCCTTGATCTGCGCACTTATCGGAAGTGCGCGAAAATTCGTCTCAGCTACAACCAGTTGATTTGCAACGACTTTTATTTGTTCGCACTGCGCACCTAAGCGCTTTCGGATTGCAGCTTCGGAAATTTCGAACTCGCGCGCCAGCGCCCGGGCCTTCTCCCCGTCCAGCAGCCGCTTGCTGATCTCCTCCCACTGCACGTCTGTGAGCTTCGAATTACGGCCCATGATGTTCTGCTGCCTCCGTCAAATTGTTCAGCCCCATGCGCCGCACGATAGCGGCGGCGCACGGCATCACGCGCACTAGCGCCGCTTGTAGGTGCAGATGTCGCGCACCGTGCGCTTGGGCACCTCGAACTTCTCGGCCAGCCAGTTCCAGGTCATTCCCTCGTCGCGCAGCTGGCGCATCAATTCGACCTCGTGGTCGCTCAGTACCGCCATCGGATGTCGCTCGCCAGTGGGCCGCCCCTTCAAAGTCCGCATGCATCCCCTCCCTATTACCGATGATTGAAGATAATCACGAGCATTCGCTGCCGCTTGGCGGCGGGGCGAGGTGTTCGCCACTTTCGCGCCGCTCGAATCCGATTCGCTCGCCGATCCGGTCAGCACCGCGCGCGACCGTGCCGAGGTTCTTCTCCAGGTACCCCATCGTCGTCATCGGGTGCTTGTGGCGCATGACTGCCTGGATGTTCTGGACCGGCACGCCGTCCTCCGACAACAGGGTGGCGAAGGTGCCGCGCAGGCGGTGCGGCGTGATGCCCTTGGTCGCGCACACCGCGTTGGCGGCGCGCATGGCGCTGCGTGCATACCCGGCCGGCAGCTGCGAGCCGTCGGCGCGTGCGGCGATCAGGCCATGGTCGCGGCGCAGCGGCTGCAGGTATTCGACCAGCCAGCGCGGCAGCGGTACCGGCTCGGCCTCGCGCCCTTTGGTGATGCCCGGCGTGTAGGTGGAGCGCTGCCAGTCGATCCATTCCCAGTGCGCAGTAGCCGACTCGGACTCACGCAGGCCGAGGCCGAACATCAGGCGCACGCCGGTGCCGACGGCCTGGCTGCGTGCTGCCTTGTCGATCGCGGCGAACCAGGTGCGCGCGACATCGATGGGCAAGATCGCGCGCGGGCGCTTTTGCAGCTTCAGCATCTGCACCTTCCAAGGCAAGGCCGGGATGATCTCGCGCTTGACCGCCCACATCGCGATCAGCTTGAGCACGCGCAGCCAGTGGTTCGCGCTGGCTGGCTTGTGCGTCTCCAGGTGCGTGTTGCGCGCCAGCTCGACGTCGGTGGTGGTGACCTGGTTGATCGGCAGTTCGCCCAGGTCGTACAGGTGCAGCCGCCCGAACGTTTCGACGCTGCGGATGTGTGCACGGCTGCGCACCGGTGGCTGGTGGATTCGCAGCCATTCGGCGATCAACTCGCGCAGCGTCGGTACCGGCTGGCCGCCGTTGGCCCGCACGACGGCGGCGTCGAATGCCTTCTGCGCGATCATCTCGGCGCGGGGCCGTTTCGTTTCACGCGTGCTGCGCTGGATGCGTACACCGGCGACTTGAAAGCGGTAGTGCCAGACCTTACAGGTGCCAACACGGAACAGGCGGTAGCTCAAGGCGTGGCCTCCTGCGGCGCAACCAAGCCGAGCGCATCACGCGCTAGATTTGCCGTCGTGAGCGTGACCGATTTGTCGCCATCAGCCACGCGCTTGAGGATGCGGCGGGCCCAGCGCTTATGGTCGACGCTGTCGTCCGGCCGCTTGGCCACTGCGCGCACGACGATACCCTGCTCCTCGAGCTGGCGGATCATCGCCGCCGCAGACTCGCGCGACATCATCGTCTTGCCGGGTGCCGGAAGCTGCTGGCGCGGCTGCGGGATCTCAGCCCAGTTCGGCTGCCCCAGCTGCGCCTTCAAGATCGCGACCCAGCGGTCCTTCACCGCCGAGTAGGCCTGTCCCATCAGCTCGTTCTGTAGGTAGGTCGCGGCCCAGTAGATCGCGGGATGCGACCACGTTCCCATTTCTCCCTTGCGCCGGGCCTCAAGGCCTGCGACCGCCTCGTGGTATGCAGCGACGGGGTCGGCGAACGGCTTGCACGCCTGGATGAATTCAGCGCACGACGGCGGCCATGCGTAGCGGCTGCGGCACGCCTTCAGGCCCGACTTCACATCGTCGGGCGTGATGCCTTCCTCCTCGAACGCCTCGACCCACGATTCCTGCCAGTTGTCGATCGCCTGCGCGTCCGGGAAGTTGGCGCGCCACTTGTGCGGGTAGGCGCCATCGAGCCGGTTGAACAGGTGATCCATCAGCGAAATGCCCAGCCCGGGGTGCGGCTCGAACCACTTCGAGTGCGGCCGGGTGGTGATGGGCGCGGCATGCGCCGCTTGCAGCGAGGTCTGCGATTGGGTCATGGGTTCGAGTTCCGGTTACGGTTGACGTGGGCGGTCGGGTTGAAGCGCGGCGGCGCGCCGGCCGGCGAGTCGCGCACCCCCTTCAGCACCCAGGCGGCCTCGAAGCCGGTCCAGCCACGGCTGCAGCTCAGGGCCAGTGCCTGCTCGAGCGTCAGGCCGGCCAGCGCCGCCTCGGCGAGGTGTTTCTCGACGACGGTCTTGGTGACCACCGCGCGCTTCTTCCCGCGGTGGGTCAGCCAGTCCACGATCGTCTGCTCGCTGACCCCGTTCGCGACCAGGTCCGGCTTGGGGTCATAGGGGGGCGCAGCCCGCGCTTTGGGTTTTGGTTCTTTCTTTTCTTTTCTACTCTTCTCTTCTCTAGGTAACGCTCCGCTAACGCTCTCAGCGTTAGCATCAGCGTTACCATTGCCGTTACTCTTGTGGTTGGCGACCCGTTTTGCGGTCAGCGCACGCTCTTTTGCTGTCTTTCCGTTATGCCGGGAGAAATTCGGCAGGCTCAAACCGCTGCCTGACGCGATCAACCAACCCACATCGCACATCGCCTGCGACAATCCGGTAACGCCCGCGATACGGTCGAGTAACGCCAGACTAACGCTCGGAGCGTTACCGTCCGTCGTGTGCTGGTCGAACCAGCGCCAGACCTTCAGAAGCTTCCCGACGGTCAGGTCCGGATCGTCCCAGCCGAGCGCTGCCGTGATCGCAAACACCTCCGGCTTTTCCGGAGTGTTCGCTTCGAACTTGAGCCATTCACCTGCCATCGCAGCCTCCCGCCACTGCGTGCGTGACTTCAAGGCCAAGGGCTGATGCAATGTGATGTTCGAGCATCGCGCCGCGCGATTTCTCCCAGCCACCCAGCAGATGGATGCCGTCGCAGGTGACCAGCTGTGCGATGTCGGCGCGCATGCAGTCTTCCCACTTGGCGCCGACATCCGGGTTGATCTCGGCCGGATTGACCACCTGCAGGCCCTGCGCGCGCAGGTGGGCAGCTTCGGCATGGAAGGCCGCGAAATTCAGCCCTGGGAGGCCCGACATCGGACCAGCGATGTAGATTTTTTTCATGCTTGTGCTTTCTTATTCCAGCAACACTCAGACGGACGTTGTCACGCGGCTGGCGACGTTGGCGCATACTCCAGCCAGGTAAGGACGGGCGCCCCCCCCCCTCACGACCGGGTTGCCTTTCTTGTCGATCTTCGGGCCGCGCACCATCACGCGCGCCAGCTTCACCTCACCCGGGCTCACGGCCAGCCAGTCATGGCAGAACTGCGGCGCGTCGAATTCAGGACTGACCTTCACCGGGCGGTCGGCCTCGTCAAAGAGCTTGGCCGCGTGCGCATCGCGCCGGGCCGCCCACTCCACCGGGGACAACTCGCGCTTCGTGTTCTTGTCCACGACGACGAACGTCGGGATCTTGCGCGCGGCCTTGTGCTTGCACAGGCCCTTGCTGACGCCAAATACACAAAATGCACCCATCGCTGCTGCTCCTTTCAGAGGTTGAACGTAACGAGAGAGGCCAGGACGTTCATGCCTCACCCAACTTTGTGAGGAACTCGATCAGCTCATCGACCTCATCCAACGTCAGCTCCATGGCGCCTTGACCGGACTTCCGGATCTCGACCAGCCCATGCGACCAGATCGCGAACTTGCAGTCAGAGGATTTTTTGCGGGGCGCAGCCGGCGCTGCTGTTGGTGCAGGTGTTGGTGCAGCAGTTGGTGCGCCCGTAGGCGCTGCGGCGGGAGCAAACGTCGGCACCTGCAGCTCCGGCTTATTGATTCGTCCCAGCTCTCGACTAGATGCAAGCGCATCACCTTCCCTGGTGCTTGGGATAGCCTTCGGCCCGAGCTTCCACGTCCGGCCGACGCACACCAGGCGATCTCCCTGCACAGAGCTGCGCAGCTCTACGGACGGGTACTGGTCCGGACGCAGGTCGAGCAGCACACTGAGCTCGGACGATGTAGCGCTGCCGCGCTGTTCGATGAAGGCGATGGCCAGCGCCGCGGTGCCGAGCGTCTTGTGCTGCTCGCGGAAGGCGATGATCTCGGCTTTGGCGGCAGTCAACTCTGCGGCGCTGGGCCGCTCGGCCAGGTCGAGGTCGTCCATCATTTGACACCCCGCACGTGCGACTTGTGTCGCTGCACGTTGCGCGCCTTGCGTGCCGCGCGCTGCTGCTGGGCCATGTTGATCCCGACGCCGCGGGTGCCGTAGAAGCGCGACGAACTCGATGCCGAAGCGCTGCGCGACAGGCGCCTGGAAGGACGCGGGGCCTCGGCGCGTGCGATCGGCGTCGGCTGGATCGGGAAGACGCCGGCACCGAATGCCAGCGTGGCGCCGATGATTGCAGCCAGTGATTTTCTGAACATCGTTATCCCTTGTTTTGGTTGGTTGGTGCGCCTGCATGGTCCCTGGCGCGAGGGGTAGCGCGTTGGCGCGCGCTTCCATTGGTTCGCTGGGCAGGCACCCTACAGCTTCAGTTGGTATGCACCGGCTTTCGCCGCCCGCGCCGCCTGCGGGGTCTTAATCGATTCAAATCACCTCGATTCGCAGTTCGGGGGCGGCTACGCGGCCGCCCTCAGCACGTCCCAGCCGCGGTAGTTCGCGGCCGTGTAGCCCTGTTGACCTTTGACGCAGGCGCGGCTCGCCAAGCCCCATTCGATCAAGTCGTCGCGCGCATTCTTCGAGACCACGTCACCGTCGTAAATCGGCCCCTGGTGCACCAGCTGGGCGAGCTGCTCGCGCTGAGCAGCGCTCATGACAACGTTCAGGACGAACGCCGCGAGCTCGTATTCCTCGCTACCCTGCCCATGCGAAATGAGCTGAGACAGTGCGACATTCAATTTTTCGTTTGCCATCGGTACCCCTCCTTTTGGTTCTTCGGTTAAGCGCTCTCGCGCGGATCTGTTCCGGCAATGGTCAGCCCAGGTCAAGCTCCAAACTGGCGTTCGTTCACGGTCATGCTCGGTACGCGCGCGGCGGGGACAGCGGTGCGCAGGTGCTGCCAGGGCAGACCTGCTTCGCACAGGCGCTGCTCCTCCGCGGTCTGAGGGAACGGCCAGGCTGCCCTTCGCTCAGGAGTGAGCCAGGTCATTGCGGCGCTTCCGGAAAGCTCATCCAGTGGGTCACGCTCGTGAACTCGACTGGCATGCCGTCAGCGAAGCGCCAGGTATCGCCGTCCAGGTATCCGGTCCAGACCTCGCGCTCGGGCGTCGCGATCAGCAGCAAGGTGTCAGCGTCGGGCAGCTTCGTGGAGACCGGAATCCAGGTGACGGCCGGAGAGTTCGGCGGCGCCGCCTCCCCCTGCAGCCGACTGAGCGCCTGCAGCAAGGCTTTGGCCACGCGGCGCCCGTACGGGCCGAGGCCAAGAAACAACGTCGACGCTTGAGCGAGCTCAACATCAGTGCCATTGGCCAGCGCAGAATCAATACTGGGGGAGCGTGCGGGCAGCGAAAATGGCGCGCACGAAGCGCACAAGCAGTCGGGCGCGTGCACATCGTCGGCAAGGGCGATCACGCTGCCTCCAGCTGCTCGACGTTCCCGCTTGCGCGGGAATCCTCTTCGTCCCAGCCGGCCTGCCATTCGGCTACGGCCGCCACCCACGGGTTCATGCCGTGCTGGTTCCGGCCCTTGCCAGCGATGCGTGCCGTGCGGCCGCGTGCGCGAATCGCCTCGCGCGAGATGATTGGTTCGTCCATCAGGTTCCCTCGTTGTGGTTGCAGCGCTCTGACGGCGCCTGTTGCTTAGGCCGCGGCTGTGTCTTTGCCGCGATACATGGCGTTGCAGTCTTCGCACGAAACTTCGTGCTCGGTGACGCGGTCAATCTGCACGGCGGAATCGAGAGTGATGCGGACTTCGCCGCGCTCCCACTGGCTGATCAGGCTCTGCGACGCAGGCGGATTCAACAGAGCGCCGAACTCCGCCTGTGTCTGTTTTTTTTTCTTGCGGTACTCGGTAAGGTGCATGTGCGCTCCGGAGGGATGATTAGCAATGCTGATAAATGCTTATATTCTACATTAACAGCATTGCTAATCAACCCCTCGCGCTAAAAATTAGGATTGCTTATAAAATTCCGCAGATGAAACGACGCGATTTGACAACAGAAGAAAGAGAAGAGACCCGGCGACTCGCCAACGAATGGGAGGTTTTTCGCGCGGAGAACAAGGGCGCGACCCAAACTTGGCTGGGAGCTGAGACCGGGCTGGGCGGCCAGAGTGCGGTCAGTCAGTATCTGAACGGCGTGATCCCGTTGAACCTGACGGCCTTACTAGCATTTTGTCGAGTGCTTAATCTTGAGCCAAAGCAGATCAGTCCACGCCTGTCGAGCATGGTCGGCGACGTCGAGCTGATGCAGCTCGCAGGCCAGGGGAACGCTCCAATTAGTCTCACCGCTGCACAAACCGCCAGGGAGCAATTGCTGCTGATGGCGTACCGCGTCGGCAGTGACACGGATCGTACTGCCATGGACGTGCTGGCCGAGCAAATCCTCAGGCGCGCTGGCTAGGCGTCGAACGGGGCGAGGCTGATTTTCGGGATTTCCGGTCTCGCGTTCGAGTGGTTGCCGGCATCCGCTCGCTGAGCCCTTTCGCGAAATCACGGAGCAACTCCCTAGTGTACGGATCCATTGAAGCGTAGGCCGAAATCAGTTCAGGAAGGTGCTTCATCGGTAACCTCATAACTTAAAAGTATTGCTGATATAGGGCAACTATATGCGCTCTGGGTTACGGTAGTCCACCTCCTCTACTAAAAATCATCGGGTGAATTGTGACCAGATATTTCCGCGCCAATTTCTGTAACGATTCGTCGAAGAGCCTCTCCACAGACGCGATAGATTGTGTGGTGACTCCATGTAACAAAGTAGCAGTGTTGTTTTTTTGTGGTGTCATATCTGACACCACTTTTGTTCGATGATTTCCTGACGCGCAACAATCGCGCGATGGAAAAACGACACAAGACTGAACGAACTCAGCGAACACTGCGCCTTCCCCCTGATCTGGATGCGGAGGTCGAGGAGGCGGCCGCGCGGGCCGGTCGCTCCATGAACGATGAGATCGTGTTTCGGCTCCGTGCTTACACCCAGGCGACAACGCTGAGCAAAGTAGCCCAGCAGAATGCCGAGCTGAAACGGATGGTGCAGCAACTGATCGACAGGTTGTGCTAGGTAGGTTACCCAAGTACTCACACGGAGGAAAAATTGAGACTGCTCATACCATTGGCCGTTGCCGTTGCCATTTCTGGATGTGCCGCCGCCCCTGCGGTTCCTACCGCCACACCCGCTGAGCAGCAAAGCGCCATAGTCGCTTATATGAATTGCTTGGCTCCTTTCGCCAAACGTCTTGACGATGGCCGATCGGATGCCCAAACGATTGCGCTCGCGATGCGCGGCGCCTGCCCAACCGAACTGGAGGCGGTTTTCGAAACCATATCTCGTGGCGACAATCCTTACGTTAAGCAGGAGATTCGCGCGCGCGGCCACTCCCTCGAGCAATCGTCAGCGCTGCAGGTAGTTCTGGACATTCGGAACTTCAAGGCTAACCAGACCAAGTAGTCCGCAAATCCCTCCATCGCAAAGCCCGCTACGAGCGGGCTTTTTTGCGTCTGTACCACTAGCGTAAAAAAAATTCATCAATTTTATTAGCAATGCTGTTGACACGCTTAACAGCATCGCTAATAATTGCTGATAACCAACCAAGCTCTTCAACTTTCCGGAGACCATGATGGACGACATCAAGCCGCAAGCACAGCACACCCAAGGGCCGTGGCAGGTCCGCGACGATCATCCGGCCCGTTCCTGCTTGTCGATCGAAGGCCCCGACTGCGCTCCCATCGCGACCCTCTACTGGGCGCGCGATGACGGCATGTACGTCGACGCGGACGGGGTTGTGCGCAATGACCTGGTGCGCCAGGCTAACGCACACCTGCTCGGCGCTGCGGAGGTCCTGCTAAAAGCAGCACAAGCGGCCGAAGCCATCCTCGCCCGCCAGAACTGGCTCGACACCTCCACCGCCCCCGAAGCGCTCGCGCTGCGCCAGCTGCGCGCCGCCATCGCCCAAGCCACCGGCGCGACCGCCACCAGCTCCCCAGAGTAGCGCCATGATCTTCCCTACCGCCCGCCGCACCTGGAACGGCGTCGACATCGAGGGCCAGCACATCGTCCTGCGCCTGCAACCGTCTGACGATGGGACGATCGGCGTGAGCATTGCCGGCCTGCCGGCGCTCACCGGCTTTGACAGCCCGTGCCGCCTCTCCGACGACAACTCCCGGCACTTCCCACCGGCCGGGATCACGGTGCACGACACGCGCCTCGAGTGCTTCGCCGCCAACCAATTCGCGCCGATGCTGCGCGAAGGGTTCACGCTCGAGCTCGAACCCGGGATGGCGCCGCTGCTGCGCACATGGCTGGACAAGCTGGCGGCGGTCGCCGCGACAGCAAAGGCGATCGCGGACAAGTTCAGCGCGCAGCTGGCGCCGCCCATCCACCACATGCTCGACGCGATCACGTCGGTGGTCGCCCGCATCGTGCTGGACGGGTGGGACGTTGAACACTCGGTCGCCTACGAGCGCGCGCACGGGATCTGTGGCCGGGAACAGGCGTTCATGGACCAGTTCGACACCGAAGGCGTGCAGCAGCAGCTCGCACAACGATCGGGCGCGTCGCCCACCGGCACCACATCCACTGGAGCATGACCATGGCCGCCATCCACGCCCAGCAGCGCTTCATGGTGAGCCCGGACGGCCATCAGGCCGACTGGCTCAACCCGGCCTCGTGCCCCGGCTGGATCGACTGCACCGACATGAGCCCCGAGAAGCTTCAGCGCTTCATCGCCGAGAAGCAGGGCGTGCGGCCGCACATCGTCGGCGTGGTCGCACCAGGCCAGCCGCGCAGCACCGATTAACCGTAGCACCCACAACCACAACCAGGGAGAACCAGATGTCCACCGAGACCATCAGCGCAGCACCCGAAGCAGCACCCACGAAAGCACCGGCCAAGACGATCCTGAACCCGACCGCCGCGTGGCCGTTCCCGACCGCACGCGTCGCGCAGCACTTGTTCGTCACCGTCCCCGAGACCACGCTGCCGAACGGCACGGTGGTCCCGGCCTTCCAGGTCGGCCAGTACCACTGCGCGAAGGGTGAAGACGGCAAGGTCGCGATCAGCGCCACCGCCAAGCCGTGGCTCGAGATCAACTATGCGGACGCGCGCCAGGCCTGCACCGACGCCGGCTACGCGCTGCTGACCGAGCTGCAGGCGCTGGCGATCGCGTTCAACGTGGCGCAGCAGGACGCCAACTGGAGCGGCGGCAAGGTCGGCGAAGGCAAGCTGCTGCAGGGCCTGCACCTGGACCCGGACAACGTGGACGAAGCCTATGCCGGCGACTACGTGTCGCCCGATCCGGCCGAGCGCCGCACCTTCGTGCTGTCGAACGGCCAGACCATCTTCGACGCGGCCGGCAACGTGTACAGCTGGATCTTCGACGACGTCCAGGGCGACGAGAACGGGCTGGTGGCGCGCGCCTTCGCCGCCGACTCGCCGTCGATCACCACGGCGCCCTACCCTTCCCTCGAGCGCGGCATGGGCTGGTATCCGAAGGCTGGCAGCGATTGGTCGGGCTATGCGCTCGTCCGCGGCGGCTGCTGGTGCTCGGACGACCGTGCCGGCGTGTTCCTTCTCGACCACGACTGGCCCGTCGACGCCTACGACCACGTGGGTTTCCGCTGCACCAAACCCGTGGGTCTCTGATCACTGGTCCCGGGTCGCCGCGAAGCGGTGGCCCTTTCACACAGGAGCAACGATGCCAACGATCTACCAGGGCAAGCCGCCCGAAAGCCAAACGTGGCTGGAAATCCCAGCCGAGTTCGTTCCCGAATTCAGGAAGCTCGGCCACGAGATCCGCGAGCTGGTGCTGCGTGAGGATGCAGATCGCAGCAGCCTGGTGTCGTTCAACCTCGGCGTCGAGAAGGCCGCTGCGCTGGCCGAGTCGCACAACGCGGCCACCGAGGCGATCGCGAAGCTGATCCGCGCGTTGAAAAAGAACCAGCCAATGGTGTCGGCATGATTCGCGCCTACCGCCGCCTGCGCGAGCGCGTGCGGCGCGCGGTCAAGCCGTACGTGCTGCTGATGAATGCATGGCGCTTCAAGCTCAGCGAAGATCACCTGGCGTATCTGAATGCCCAGCGCGAGGGTGCGAACGATGCACTCAAGCGTGAGCATTTGCGTCAGGTGCGGCTGCGCATCAAGCGTGACCAGATTGCGAAGTGGTGAACTCAAACGAGGGGAAAAAATGAAAACCATCCGCTTCATCATGAGCCAGTACCGCCTGTCGTGCCGGGCCGGGTTCGGCCGGCGCAAGTCGCTCCGTCGCGCTGTCAACATCTACGTCAGCGGCTTTTAATCAGAAAGAACAAAAATGAAAATCGAACTCACCCAAGAGGATACCTTTACCGCCCGCGCCGGCGCCCACGCCATTCACGGCCTGCGCCGCACCGCACAGTGGGAGGGCCTGAGCAAGCTGGTCGACCAGTCCGAGCGCTACCTGATCGTCTCCGACGATGACGGCGCCGTGGTGAAAGGCACGCCCGCGCTGCTCAACGTGCTGCACCTGACCACCCGCACCGACCTGTTCGTCACGGTGCCCGAAACGACCCTGCCGAATGGCCAAGTCGTGCCGTCGTTCCAGGTCGGCCAGTACCACTGCTGCGCCAAGGACGACGGGATCGCCATCGACCCGGCGCTGGCGCCGCTGGTGAACGTCAACTACCGCACCGCAAAGGCGCGCTGCGAAGCGGCCGGCTACAAGCTGATCACCGAACTGCAATGCCTGGCGATCGCCACCAACATCGCGCAGCAGGACATCAACTGGACGAGCGGCGCGGTCGGCGAAGGCAGTCTCTACCAGGGCATCCACAAAGAAAATGTCCGCCGCGCGCAACCGGGCAGCTACGAGCCCGAGGATCCGCTCGAGCGCCGCTGGCACCAGCTGTCGAATGGCGAGCGCATCTACGACTTCGCCGGCAACGTTTTCACCTGGGTGCACGACGACGTGCAAGGCGATGCCGACGGCCTGGTCAGCGGCACGATCGCGAAGGACTCCCCATCGCTGACGTGCGCGCCTTTCCCGAGCAGGGAGAAAGGCGTTGGGTATATCCCGGGCGGCCCGCTGCAATGGTCGGGCTATGCGCTCCTCCGCGGCGGCTGCTGGTGCTCGGACGACCGTGCCGGCGTGTTCCATCTCGGCCACGGCTGGCCCGACGGCGCCGGCGGCAACGTGGGTTTCCGCTGCACCAAACCCGTGGGTCTCTGATCCCTGGTCTCGGGTCGCCGCGTAAGCGGTGACCTTCCACAACAATAAACAGAACGAGAATCATGCAACAGGCAGCAACACAGCATCCCACCGATGACGAGCTGAACAAGTTCGCCATCAGCAAGTTCAAGGGCATCGACGTCGGGCTGGGCCAAGCCGACCCGATGACGGGCATCGCCAAGAAGCTCGAGCAGCAGTATCCGAACCACCTGATCCTGATCCAGGCCGGCAAGTTCCTGCACGGCTTCGACCGCACCGCGCACGCGCTCGGCACCCTGAAGGGCTACCAGCTCAAGCTGATCGGCACCACCGACGAGCCACACCTGCGTGTCGGCTTCCCGGCCGGTAACTTCAAGAGCCGCTTGTGGTCGATGGTCGAGGAGTTCGGCATCCCCTACGTGGTGGCGCTGGGCACGCTCGCGCAGGGCCATACCGTCTACGTGTCGGACCAGTCCAGCCAGCAGTCGCCCGTGCTCGCGGCCGTAACGCCGGAGATCGTCGCCCAGGTGATCGAGGATCTGCGCCAGCGTGGCAACCTCAACAAAGCAGCGGCCAAGCAGGTGCTGGCCAACCCGGACAGCTCGGGCTTCAAGCTGAAACAGCAGGCCCAGGCGCTCGACACGCAGCTGCTGCAGGACATCATCAGGATGCCGCGCGACGTGCGCGTAACCTACGGCGAGAACCTGCGTGCATGCATGGCACGGCTGATGCGCGCCGTGTTCGCCTTCGGCCTGGATGTGAACCGGACCGCCACCCTGCACGCGATCTCCGCCGACGTCGACCTCCTCAAGCACTACCTGGCACAGGCCCAACGGCTAAGCATGATCAAGTTCGCATTCGAGCACCGAGTGGGCTTAGCCGTTGAGCTTGGGCGGCTGGTCGGCGGGCTGATCCGTTCCGAAAAGGCCGCATCATGATCAACGAAGGGGGATTTCTGGAAGGTCGAGCAATGCGCTCATCCGCGGCGGCTACTGGTACTCGGACGACAATGCCGGCGTGTTCAATCTCGACAACGACTGGCCCGACAACGCCAACGACAACGTGGGTTTCCGCTGACCCAAAAATTACATGCCTGGACGCTCAGCCCTGCGCTGGCGGGAGGTCAATTCTTGGTCGAAATCCTCCTGGGGCATCCCCAAAAGCAGGGCGTCAAGCCACACCGAGAACCGCGCCGGGGCCTACGGGCGCCGGCGCGGGACGTGGCAGCGACAGCGCTTTCACTACCCTGACGGGCCTGCCCAACCTGTACGCCTGCTGGCTGAAGGCTAAGCGCAGCAAGTCGCACTGCCCGCGCGTGCAGCGCTTCGACGCGGACCCGCTGCACTACCTGCTGACGATCCAGCAGCGCCTGCGCGCGCGCCAGTTCACCTTCGGCCCGTACAAGGCGTTCACCGTGCGCGAGAAGAAGTTCCGCCAGGTGATCGACGCCCCGATGAAGGACCGCGTGGTGCACTGGATGCTGTACCAGTACCTGCTGCCGATCTGGCAGCCCCGCTTTATCCACGATACCTACGGCAACCTGCCGGGGCGCGGCACGCACGCGGCCGTCGATCGCCTGGCCGGGTTCTGCCGCGGCGCCAGCGCTCGATGGGCGCTGCAGCTAGACATCTCGAAGTACTTCTATTCGGTCAGCCATGAACTGCTGAAGGCGCGCGCGCTGCGCTACGTGGGCGACCACGCCCTGCGCCAGCTGATCGTCGCACTGATCGATTCGTTCCGCACCGATGGCAGCTACGACCACCTGTTCGACGACGAGACACCCTACCGGCGCACCGCGGCCAAGGGCATGCCGATCGGGAACCTGAGCAGCCAGCTGTTCGCGAACATCTTCCTGGCCGACTTCGATCACTGGGTGAAGGGCGGCCTGCGCGTGCGCCGCTACATCCGCTACGTCGATGACCTGGTGGTGATCGGCGAGACGTGCGCCGAGCTGGTGGCGGTGAAAGACGCGATCGTGGCGAAGCTGGCCGCCGACGGCCTGGTGGTCCACCCTCGCAAGATGCGCATCGCCCCGGTGTCGGCCGGCGTGCCATTCCTCGGGTACGTCGTCTGGTCGAACCACGTATCGGCCGGAGCTTACGTGCGCGGCCGGTACATCCGGCGCCTGCGCGAGCACGAGGCGGGCGGCTATGACCGCAGCGAGACCTTGCAAGCCTACCGGGCAATCCTTTCGCACACCGGGCCCACCAACACGCGCAGGGGCGCCGCGCGCAGCCAAACTCGACACACGGAGACCATGCTATGAACTTCTGGACGATTTGCCTGATCTTCTGCCGTATGTGGACCACGGCACCGACATGCAGCGGCAGCTGCAACCAGGGCCGCCAGCCGTGCGACTGTAGGAACACTGCAAGCCCGTGCACATCTGGACGGACGGGAGAAACGGAACAATGATTTACCTTTCCGCCCAAGAACTCGCGGACTTGATCGGGTGTGCCCCGAACAGCTTCGCGTGTATGCGCCGCTACCTCACACGCAACAACTGGCCGTTCGCGCCGACCCTGCGTGGCTTCCCTCACGTCAGTCGAGCATATTATGATGCCAGGATGAGCGGCGCGACCAGCGCACCCGCGCAGACGCAGCCCGAAGAAGAACCCGATTTCAGCATGTTCCAGAAATGAGCGGACGACGTAAAGCCCCAGACGGCATGCCGTTTCGCCTCTATGAGCGCATCGGCAAATTCAAGGTCAGCTATACCTACAAGCTGCCGGACGGGACGTGCGCATTCTGGCTGTCGGCGCCGGCCAGCGACAAGGAAGGGGTGGCCCAGATCAAGGCCGAGGCCATCCAGCGCGCCAACGAACTGAACGGCGTGGTGCCGGAGGCGAGCGGGGAAACCGAAGAACTGTTCCGTGAATACTTCGCCTGGCAGCGCCGCCTGCCCAGGGAGAGCGAGGAACGGAAAGCCGACAACACGCTCAAGGAAAACGAACGCGAGCAGAAGCCGCTCCTGCGCAGCTTCGGCAAGGTCAAGCCGGAGAAGATCAAGCCCGTGCACATCTACCGCTACCTGGACGGGCGCGCGGCCGAAGGCGCGCCGGCCAAGGCGAACAAGGAGGTGGCGCTGCTATCAGCGGTATTCGAATTCGGGCGCCGGCGCGGCAGGATCGAGACGAATCCCTGCCGCGGCATCAAGTACAACAAGACCAGGCCGAAGACCAGTTATGTGGACGCCGCAGCGCGCGGCCTGGTAATGCGCGTGGCGCGCGAGCGCGGCGGGATGTACCTGGTGGTGGCGCTCTGCCTGCGCGTGGCGTACCTGACTGTCAGCCGCCCGGACGAGACGCGTTCGATGATGCGGCAGGCGGTCGAGTCAGATGGCGTGCGGGTCCCGGTGGGCAAGCGCAAGAAGGGCCAAGCGCAGAAGTACAAGCTAATCGAGTGGTCGCCGGACCTGCGCGCCGCGATCGACGAGGCGCTGTCGCTGCAGCGCACCGCGAGCATGTGCGTGTTCGGCAATAGCGACGGCCAGCCGTACACCATCAGCGGATTCAATACCACCCTGCGCCGGCTGATGGCGCACTGCGAGAAGAAGGCAGCAGAGGAAGGCATCGCGTTCACCAGGTTCACGCTGGCCGACATGCGCCCGGCGGCGGTGACCGACCGGGTGGACGACGGCGACGAGCACATCACCAATGCCACTGGCCACAACAGCGAGCGCATGGTCAAGCAGGTCTATGACCGCCGCAAGGTCAAGAAGGCGCGCGCTACGGAATAGGCGCTCGAGCTAGCGCCTCCGCTTGACCTGATGCTGGGCTCCCCTTGAGCGGCACCAAGTTGCCGTAAACACAATTCAGCCATGATGAAGCCTCACCAACTACGGAGGCAACATGGCAATCGACGCATACCTGCAGCTAGGAGAGATCAAGGGGGAGTCGGCGGACAGTGCGCACCAGGGCTGGATCGAGTGCGAGTCGGTCAACTGGTCGATACGGCAGCCGAAGAGCGCGACCTCATCGACGGCGGGCGGCCACACGGCCGAGCGCGCCGAACTCTCGGACGTCACCTTCCACAAGATCTGCGACCTGGCATCGCCGCTCCTGGCGCAGCACTGCGCGATGGGCAAGACAATCCCGAAGGCGAAGTTTGAGTTCTACCGCGCCGACGGCAACGGTACCCGCGTCAAATATTACGAGGTTGAGCTCGAGAACGTCATGATCGGCCACGTGGCGCAAGGCGTCGCGGCTGGCGGTATGAATGACAGCATCGGCTTGAAGTTCTCGAAAGTGAAGTGGCGGTACACCCAGCAGAAGATCGCAGGCGGCGCCGGCGGCAACACCGCGGGCGGGTGGGACTTGTCGACCAATCGGGTAGCGGCATGAGGCGCGCGCTGCTTGTGGCCGCGCTGGCGCTGGCGCTAACGGCGCAGGCTCAGGATGATGAGCACCGCGAACTGCCACCGATCCCCACGGTTGCACCGTATCTGACCGGCGCGGAGCTGGTGCGCAAGCTGGCGAGCCCGCAAGAGGCGCATGACGCCGAGCTGTATATCAAGGGCGCGCACGACGCCACCGAGCGCAAGCTGTGGTGCCTGCGCGACCGCAGCTGGAAGGCACCGCCCAAGATGCGCTCGCCCGATCTACAGGCGTTCGCGCTCAACGGGCTGCGCGCCTTGCCGCCCGCCCAACTGAAGCGCAATGCGGCGGATCTGCTGCTGGAATTATGGCAGGACAAATGGCCATGCCCGCCCGATGGGTGCTGCCCGTGAGTGCGCCGCTGTTTACCCTCCTGAAAGTCCATCACATGGGCGCACGCTTTACCGCGCCGCAGGTGCTGGACGCCATCGGTCACCCCGAACTGGCGCTCGATCCGGCCTGGGGCAATACCTGCGCAATCCGGATGAGCGTGGCCCTGGTCTGGGCCGGGGTCAAGATCCGCACAGGCCCGGCCCGGCTGCGCCTCAATGCCGGGCCGCTCAAGGGCGAGCAGATCGAGCCGAGCCAGAAAGTGCTGTCCGAGTTCCTGGCGCATGAAATCGGCAAGCCAGAACGGTACCGGAGTGGACCGGATGCAAACAACGCGGTTGCCTGGCGCCACGGCATCGTGTCGTTCTTCAGCCTGCACGGCTCCAGTCAGGGCCATATTGACCTGGTATCGGTTCAGGACTGGCCGCAGCATTGCAGCCTGTCGTGCTACTGGGATTGCCGGGAGGTATGGTTTTGGCCGCTGCACTAGCCCCGATTTTTTCGGAAGATGCAAAAAACTGCCGAGAGCTCCATAGGGAGAATTGTATCCTTGCGGAAATCTCATCTTCTGAAAATTCATGCGATAATCGTGTTAAATCAAAGGCTTACGCCGTTTTGAGAGGCGGATTGTGATTCCTGTTGTCGTGGGTTCGAGTCCCATCAGCCACCCCAAGAATTCCGAAGGCCGCAAGTTCGCTTGCGGCCTTTTTGTTTTTCCGCGCAACGGATTCCTGCGGGCTTGCTTGAGATCAGCCCGTACGGTAGCGAGA